CAAAGGTACTAGACAGTTGTGAATCGGATCATAGAATCCACATCAGCAGTTCCGGCAGTAAAATTAGCCTGAACACGAAAAGAAACAGTGGTAGAACCATTAGAGCGAACAAACCAATTGTTAGAAACAGGAATGTGCATAGTCTGTGTATTCGTGGCTGAATTTGGACAGGTTCCAGAAATAACTGGACCAACGGCAGCACCATTAACCATCATATTGGTTAAAAATGTACATCCAGTTGTAAGGGTACCAGCTTGATCCATATCAGCAGTAACATCAACAAGAAAATTACCCGGTGGAAGCGTAAAAATACTAAACGTTCCATCCTGAATAATTCCAGTATTATTAAAATTGGCAGTAGTGTAAGTAACCAACGTTTGAACGGCAGTTGTCAAAACCTGGTTGGTAACACTAAACAAAGACACCGAAAAATTGGGAAGAGCTGCGCCTGCAATATCATTAGCAGGATTGGACAATCTACATCGACCAGTAACTCTAGCCAAACCTATACCAGTGCCATTCACCTGCAAATTGGTACAAAAGAAAATTTGCCCACAATCATAAGCGTGGGGATCAGTTCCACCAGGAAGATTTCCATTTTGTCGAACCAAAAACTTTTCACGAAGAGATTTACTCTGAAGGAAACTCTTAGGAACAGAGAGAGACACTTTATTTGCAGTCTCAACAACAGGACTGTGGAATAAAACATCAGCCTGACTCTGAGTACTTGGAGGAGCCTGTAAAGGATCCATAGTAGCGGCTATCGATACAAAACCCTGAACACCATTAGCAGCAAAGGGGCCAACGGAGGGATTGAAATGAAACGTAAGTTCTTCAAACTCATAACGCTCATAATTCTGAGCCGTCCTACTAAAAAACGGAAACATAAGAGGATTACCAGGGTTAATGGAGAAAGAGGTGGCACCAAACGCCACCGTTCCATTAAGAGTCGCAATATCCTCATCAACCGGAACGATAAAACTCCGCGTATTACCAGCGGTGGTAGGACCACCGCGTTGCCTACGTTGTCCACGACGACGGCCAGACCCATTACGGGCTGGACCAGGTAACATCAAACCTTTCTTAGGCATATTACCTCGGGGTTTTCTTTGTGCGCGATTCACTCTCTTTCGTTGAGAGCGTTTCGCGGCTTGTCCTCTTGCGGCGGGGGACAATGCCATAAATTCTTTCTTAGTCATAACTTTAGACATAGTAACAAAAATCTTATAAACCGGGCGGTTTTACGGAGCCCTCCTTTTAAAATCTTTTAAACCAAGAAAGAAACATTCCTACATAATTTAAAAATCAAGCAAGAGGTCCGAGAGAAAAAGGCTCTCAAACCTACAATTGCCTGACTCATGTCCGGTATAAAAGGCGTCAATATCATACTCCGAAGGAGTCCCGACAAACGCGTACGCGGCAACACAAGGGTCATCTAAATTATTTCGTACTAAATCACTTGAAATTAGCGCTTTATATGCATCATGGAAGACTTCGAACTTATCAGAAGGTCTAGACATAACCATTAACGTAAAAGCTTTACCAATATGTTGTGAGAGGGTTAATTCATTATCCTCATAGACCATGGTTGTAGATATTCTCTCAACATCATACAAAGGGTACCACAATCCAGACGGCATCTTCTTAAAGGAAGCACCAAGAAAACTAAGCGTGTGCAAATCTGCATCTAACCCGCCATAAAAGAACTTTAACTTTAGTCCATAATTTCCAAGGTGCTCTGCGAGAAATTCAGGGTC